GCTGCTGTTGGCCTGACCGCTGAGCTGGGCGTCGGCGAGGTCGGTGATGAACAGGCCGTAGAGGGTGCGCTCCTCGACGACGGCGTTGTTCGAGTCGTAGACCTTGATGATGCCGGTGGTGGCGTAGTCGCTCTTCGGGCGGGGCAAGCCGGTTGCCGGGTCCGTCATCTGGTTCTGCCAGTTCAGCAGGGCAGCCCAAGTCTTGCGGTCGCTCGACTCGATGAAGGAGGCGGGCAGGCTGTTACCGTAGGAACGCTTGCCAGCGAAGTGGACCTTGTGGCGGTGCAGTTCCACACCGACCGGGGAATTCTTGCGACCCGGCAGGGAGGTGCTCAGGTTGCGGATGTTCAGGGACTGGCCGTCGCCGCCGCCCGGGACCACAGCCACGATGAGTTCGTAGTGGTCCTGCAGGATGACGTCAGCGAGGCTGGTTACTTGACCGAGTTCGACCGGCATTTTATGCTCCTTGGAAAACTATAACGAGACGTTACGTAAAAAGTTGTCTACGCCATTCCCATTTCTTCTTCCCGGAATCATACACTCGGTAAATGTTGTTTTCCAGACAGATTTGGTGCTCGGTCTGATTTGTTATATCACACTTAGGAAACATAATAGCCAGCCGTGCCTTGCGTACGGTGGATTTGTGTCGGCGCACCCCGCCCATTAACACTTTGTAGTCGGGGCGAACGTTGCCTATATGTCGAAACCCGAGCCTACTATATACTCCACCAGAAAAATAATCGTTATCAGAATAGGATAGCACGCGCTCAGGGTTATGCTCCTCTAGAAACGCTCTGAATAACTTTCCAGCTGCTCCAGTTACGTTACCATGGTTTACGAATCGTATAAGTTCCCATGCTCCTGTTTTTCCGCGCTGACTGCCGGAGTTGGCGGTAAAACTCATTACCGCTTGTATTTGATCTTTGTAAACTAGTGCGTAGTGTTCTGGGATAGACGTGCCGCATGCCCCTAGTATGTGGTGCTGCTCATAATACACATTTGCTTCTGTCCGTGATACTTTCATTACCAAGCACTTACGAGCGTAGAGGCCTCTCGGTGTAATTCCTATAGCATTAGCGAGGACAGCTTCTATAACAGACTGGTTATGCTTCCAGTCGTCTTCCCACACGTGAATTAACCGAACGCCTTTATCAGCACAAGCGCGAGATTTCTTCCAGTGGTAATCGTTAGACTTTCGAAGTTCGGAGTGATGGATGACCCCATTGAATTCTATAGCAAGCTGGTGGTCAGGCAGGTATACGTCTAGCGTAAGTGGTGCAATAAGGGACCGGTCAGATTCAACTACGGTTACTCCCAAGGACTTCAAAAATTCAGCTACTTCAACTTCTTTTTTGGACCGAATGTGCTTACACTTGGGACAACCGTATTTGGTGGAGATATGAGAGTTGGGTGACTGCTGGAACTCTCCGTGCAACTGACAAATAATAATGCCTTTAGTTTTATTGTTTACATACTGGAAACGGGAGTAGTCGTACCTATTCCCGTGTACAGCGATAGCTTCTGTTATAAATTTCTTATGACTTCCTTTTTCGCTGCCGCCACACTTACTACAACCCATGCCTTGTAAGTGGTGAGCGGGTGTCTGTTCAAACGCACCATGTTTTGGGCAGATAATCACAACTTTGACTTGGTTGTGGGTGTAAACAGTTTTGGAATAACTGTACTGGCCACCATGTACTTCTCGGGCTTTAGTAATAAACTGAGTGGTAGTTAATTGCCGCCCTTTATTCGTTAGAGCATTACCACATTGAGAGCACCCGTATCCGTTCAGGTGGTTATTCGGTCGCTGCTCAAAGTCACCATGAGTAGGACAAGTAATAGTGACTTTAGTTTGCTTATTGACGTATTTGGTCTTGGTGTACGTGTATTTGTCACCATGCACCAAGACAGCCTTTGCTACGAATTCTTGGGTATTAGATTTTGTTGCCATTAAGTTTACTCCCCGGTTTCTTCAAAAGTCCCCGGGGAGTAAACGGACCGACCGTAACGTACTACACCTCGCTCTGGTCGGTCCTATTCCAGAGCATTATTGAGTTACGACTTAAAAGTTGCCGCCCGTCTTAATCAACTCTTCGAAACTTGCACCAGTACGGGTAATAACACTTTGAAGCTGAATGAACTCTGCTGCTCGTGTTGGCTTCAGGTAGACGTCAACGTGCAACTCATTCCGGTCGATGATGATCGGAGTGTTGTTGGTGTCGTCGGAGACCACCTTGAAGTCGTACAAGCCGCGACGGTTCTTGACGTCTTGCAGGAACTCGGTCAGCATCAGCACGATCTGAGTCCGGGTGAACGGGTCGTTCGGCTCGAACAGGCTGTACTTCAGGGCGCGGGCCATGGCCTTTTCGATGACGAGCAGGAGGCGGCGGACGTTGATCGACTGCAGAGCCGAGGCCTTCGCCTGCTGGGTACGCTGGCCGAAGACCGCGATACCCTCACCGGGGAAGTTCTGGATGTAGTTGATCTGGCTGTCGTACAACTGATCGCGTTCACCCTGCAAGTACTTGTAGCGCAGGCCGAGGGCATTCTTGACGAGGCCCCGGTTCAGACCAGCAGGAGCCCACCACGGGTCCTTCAGCGTGTCGGTGCGACAGAAGACGGCAGCGGCAGCCCCGGAAGGCGGCACGTACAGCTGCATGTCGTTCCACTCGTCGTAGCGCATGAAGTCCGGGCCGTACAGAGCAGCGTAGGAGCTGTTCATGTTCAGCGTGGTCTTGCGGTAGATCAGGGCAGCGGACACGGCCTGCGAGGCAGACGGCAGGTCCAGGATGGCGAAGGCATCGCCGCGACGGGAGGCCACGGACTCCATCTTCTGGTGGACATTGACGGAGGAATAGCCGCCGTTGATCAGGATGTTGACCGTGTAGTTGTCGCCGTCGACGAAGGTTTCCCAACCGCCGGTCAGCTCGGAGTCGCCCGGGGTGGTACCGTCCGAAGCGCCGGAGAAGGCGACCGGGGTAGCCACGTTGATGGAGACGTCGGTGGTAGCGGAAGCGTTGTCGAGGACGCGGATGCGGCTGGAGAACGTGTTGATGACGTCTTCCAGATACATCTGGCGACCGTAACCGTCCAGCTGGCGTTGCATCGAGACGGTCCAAGTCTCCAGCGGCACGTTCAGGTTCGTGGCGTCGAAGACGCTGATAGTGAAAGACTTGTCCGTGGCGGAGGCGTTCGTGATGCTGACCTTGTAGTTCGAAGCGTACGCGCCCGGGCCAATCGGGTAAATGATGAAGCCCTTGGTACCGCCCGAGAAGGAGTGAGCGGTCGGGTCAGCCTCAGCGGTGACGGCGGTCAGCGTACCAGCGGTGGTGTCGTATTCCAGCACCGAGAAGGTGGCGGACTTGACTACGCGCAGACACCACATCGAGCCGCCTTCGCGGAGGAAGTCGATGGCAGCGTAGTGCGCCATAGACACCTTCGGGTCAGGCTTGCCGTAGGTCTCGATGAACTGCTTGTCGGACGCGATGAATTGGGGGGTGACCGGACCACGGCTGGAGGCGAACACCAAGCAGCCGGTGGAGGCTCCGGACATCCGGACGATCTGGGAGAGGTCCGTCTCCTTGACGTATACCCCGGGGCTCATGTAGATTGCCATTTGTTACCTCTTGTCAATAACTGGGTTCTAGAATTATTTGGCAGCCTTGGGAGCTTCCAGGACCTGAATGCAATCCGGAGCTTCGACAATCTTGCTACCTTCGATGTCGGCGTTGGCCCGGGGCATGACGCTGTAGGTGTCGACGTCGGTCTTAACCTGTACGACGGCATCGGATTTGTTGTGAACCTTGATCATGTTCCTGTTTCCTTTACAATGGAGTAACTACCGGTTGACCGTTGGGGTCGAGGGTGGTACGCTCCAGCCCCGCTACGGGTTCCTGATTTAAAAAGTCAGCAATGGGAGTCAAGATAAGCTTTTGCTCGGACAGCGGGATCGTCAGGACCGCGTTAGAGCTCAACTCCACCTCCACCTTGTACACGACGCCCTTGGACTCCAGATCGGTGACCTTGGTGACCGAGGGTTCGCTCACCGACACTCGCCCGGTAAAGTCGTCGTCGATGTGCGGGTTGCGCACGGTGTACTGAAACGCCCGGAGGTTGGTGCATAGAATGTACTCCACCAACACGAGGGCCTGCGCGTAGTTGGTGACGTAAATTCGCGCCTTTAGGTCAAGGTCCACTAGGCGGAACAGCGTCTTCTCCACGCTGCTGTTGTTCCGAGCTAGCGTGACTTTCCCAATCGTTGTGGCCGCTCCCGGGTTGGAGGCCAACGGGTAGGTGAAGGTGTTCGCGCCAGTGACCGTGGCGGGGAAGTTGCCGTTGTAGCCCACCGGGGTAAACTCCGACACGTCCACGTTCTCCCCGGTG